AACCAGTAGCACCAGTCAATCCAGTACTACCTGTTAGTCCGGTAGCCCCAACCGCACCGCCGCCACCAGTAGTCCAAGTTGGCACTGCTCCTGGGCCTGCTGAGGTAAGAACTTGACCCGCTGATCCAGCTAAATTATTTGGTAATAATGGACCAGTGAACTGAACACCACCTGTGCCTTTTGGCGTGAACTTTAAACTAATGTTTGAATCAGAACCTTGTGCTGATAATTCCGGTGCGCTTGTTGTAATTGCACCTGTTATCTGAATGTAATTGACTGCGGAAGCTGAGCTTGCAATCACCATTTGCAACAAACTAGTAGCAGCAGTTCTAAAATTTATTACGCCCCCACCAGTTGCAACCAAACCTAAATTTGACGTGTTTGCCGCAATCATTTGCTGTTCGTTAATTGCAACAAATTTTGTAAATTGTGTGTATGTGGTTGTGCCACTAGCAACTGGATCAACCTGAACGGTGCGGGAAGTGGCTGTGCCATTTAAAACAACTGCACCCGTGCCTTTACCTGTTAAGACCAATCCTATGTCTGTATCAGTGCCTAAAGCAGTAAGCGCAGGGGAACCTCCGGTTATTGTGCTTGACACTGATAGATAATTTACTGAGTTTGCTGCTGGACTACCTTCTATTTTAAATGTAATCCCGGCCCATCCATTAAATAATATTGGATTGCCTGAGCTAATGCCCATTGAGCCAGCGTTATCAACAAAGCCCATATAAGACGGAGATGTGCCGACTTTAAATTGCAGTGTAGTTGCTGATGATTGGTAAATATAATTTAAACTTGATCCTATGTTTATTCCAGCCAATGTATTAAATGGAGCTGATCCAGCGTTAACAGATCCGCTACCTTTTGGAGTTAAATTTAGATTTATATTTGTATCACTACCCTGAGCTGAAATAGTAGGGGCTGAGTTTGCTATTGCGCCATCAATCTGAGCATAGTTAACCGCACTTGCGGTATTGCCAACAACAAACTGTGTGCCACTATTAGAGTAAAAAGTATGCCTTCCTGTTCCTTTTGGTGCATACGCCAAAGTAATATTGGCATCACTACCCTGCGCCGAAATAATTACGGGCGCGCCCGTTGTTGCGCCTGTGAGGTTTAAATAATTGACTGCGGAGGCTGTGTGAGTTACGACAACTTGATTAAATGATGAACCGCTAGTTGTAAAATTATGACTGCCAGTACCCTTCGTTCCATAAACAATCGACACGTTTGTGCTAGCACCTTGAGCTGACAAACTTGGATACCCGCCGCTATTACCTAACACTTGCAAATAGTCGACCGCGCCTGCTACGTTATTAACTTGTAACGATTGATTACCTATTGCTCCACCAATTGAGGTATTGCCAACAAATACGTTTAATGCTGTACCAGCAGCGTAGAAGTTATAACGATTTGCACCTGATGGAATATTAGAGTAAAAACCGTAGTTGTTCGTTGCACCAATGAGACTTGAATCTACAGAATATCCAATCTGATTTGTTACAGTTGTTGATCCAAAAGAACCTTGCTGTGCATGATAATGTCTGGTGTTTGTTAATGCAAACGCCGCCCCTGAAGTTTGTAAATATGATGCAAAGGATCTAGCATCCGCAGTGACATCAGATTGAATTGGACCTGCTGTTTGTATAGATGCTGCCGTTGTGGCTCCGGTTAAATTACGATTTGAATATAGATTGAACCCAGCCAAACTTGTTGTTCCGATACCAATTGCACCAGCAAAATAGTTATCAGCAGTGCCAGCGGCGTAGAAGTTGTAACGACCAGTTGCTGCTGCGATACCACTATAAAACCCATAATTATTAGTAGCAGTAGTTAAACTACCATCAGCTCTGAATCCGTACTGATTCGTAATAGATGAACCCGCGCCCAATGTAAAGAATCCTGCGCTGTAATGAGATAACGCATTAACATTAAACGATGCTGCGGCAGTTGATACATATGTACCAAATCCAGTATACCCAACAGTTTTAGTTGAATCAATGTTTATATCGTTGTATATACCAGTAGCACTTGTTGCTACCGCAAAGCTCGTACCACCACCTATGCCAATTGATTCATTACCAGTGTAATTTCTACCTACTATTATCTGACTAGTAGAACGAATAAATCCAGTACCTTTAGCTGACAATATTAAGTTAACATTTGTATCACTACCTTGTGACGAGAATGTCGGAGAATTTGATGTGGTTGCGCCTGATGCTTGTATAAAATTGACCGCAGAAGCAACAGGCGCAATTGAAAATTGAGGGGCATTTGCAGCATAGAAGAAATGATATCCAGCTCCTCTGGAAATGTAAGACATACTGACATTTGTATCAGAGCCTTGAGCAGATAGGGAAGGAATAGCATTTGTTCCGGCGCCAGAAATTCCTATATAGTTTACTGTCGTTGTTTGACCAGCAGTAGGATCAATTAAACGTAATTGTTCACCACCAGGAGTATAGAATGAAAATACATTACCAAGACCTCGCATGATAGCTTGTGAACCGACCATCGCATAAGCAGCAGCAGAAGCTCCGCCGCCACCAGAAAACGTAACAGATGGTTGTTCTATATATCCGCTACCAGCAGTAAGAATAGTAGGAGTATTAATACCCCAAGTTAAGTTGAATGTTGCCCCTGATCCAGAACCAACAGCATTAGTCACGCTAACTGGGTTAGATGGGAATACAGTGTAAACACCATAAGTGTTAGTACTAACTCCAGTGATAACACCACCGACAGATACAGACGTTACATTCATTCTGAATGCAATAGTAGATGTCCCGCCAGAAACAATAATTACATCATTGACCGCATATAAAGTTCCACCACCGGCAATTGTTTGACTTATCGGACCGCCTGTCACTGAAGCAGTAGCAGTAACACCACCGGCCGTAGTAGGAGCAGATATAGCAACTGAAGGTGGACTTGTGTATCCAGTGCCAGCATTAGTTTTAATGAGAGATGTAACTGTATTATAGTTACTAACGTTAATACCAGAAGTACCCGAAGCTAAATTGATTGCTCCCAATCCTTTAGATTGTAAAGCAAGACCTAAGTTTACATCACTACCTAATGCCGACATTATTGGTGGCATACCAGTAGCGGACCCGGTTAGATTTAAATAATTAACCGAACTGTTAGTATGAGTAATAGTAACTTGTAAAGACCCGCTTGGAGCACCAGCTATTCCAGCGTTCGTGGCAAATTGCATACTCGATGTATCGGGAGTTTGAAGTCTAGGTGAAACAGGAAAAGTTAATACCCCGCCTTGTGTTCCTGCTAATCCTGCTCTAAATATAAACGGTGAATCAACAGTAGTAACACCTCGATCTAAAAATTTAGCAATTGGACCGGTACCAGTATTGATATTTGTTGTGCTAAATCCTTTTGTAGTGATATTTAATCCTACGTTAGCATCGGTTCCTGTCACTGATATAGTCGGAGATGCATTCGCTACGGCTCCAGTAGCATAAGCGTAATTTACGGCGGATGTTGTATTTAAAATTGCAAACTGAATTGCGTTATTAGTGGCCAAATAAACAGGTTGCGTTCCTTTTGCTTGAATAACCATCGGAACATTCGTGTCACTGCCTAGTGCCGATAAATAAACCGCATTGCCAGTAGTACCTCCATTAACCTGTATGTAATTAACTGAACTTGTTATGGGCAAAACAGCAAATCCACTATTAGCGACTGTACTTCCACCGAGAGCAACAAGACCTGCGCCTTTGCTTTGTAAGACCAATCCTATGTTTGTATCAGTGCCTTGCGCTGATAAAGTAGGTGCACCACCAGTGATTGCCCCAGTCAATTGAGCATAGTTAACCGCCGATGTCGTTGGGGAAATTGCAAACTGAGGGGCATTTTGACCATAAAAGAAGTGATAGCCAGTGCCTTTTGTTATGTAATTTATCCCTACGTTAGTATCAGAACCTGATGATCCAATGACTACGCTACCGCCAGTTGCCGCTCCAGTAAAGTTTAAATAGTTTACCGCTGATGCTGTATTAGTAATTGCTGCTTGTTGACCGCCGCCGGTTGAATAATAAAATGCACCTGTTCCTTTAGTAGTTAACGCAAAACCAATATTCGTATCTGCTCCAGCGAGAACCCAATTCATGAAATTGGTGGTTGGATAAATGTTGATGAAATCACCAACTCCGGTACCAGAATTTGATACGTTTAATACCGTTGCGCCGCCTGATTGCAAAGCTACAGAGCCAGTGCCTTTAGGAGTCAATGTTAGCCCAACGTTCGCATCCGATCCTTGTGAACTAATTGTTGGATTAGCGTTAGCAATTGAGGGAGTTACTCTTAAATAATTTACACTAGACGGAGTACTAAAAATTTGAAAATCTACTGTACCAGGACCGTTAAATTGAAATCCATTAGTGCCTTTAGATTGAAAGTTAAGATTTATGTTGGTGTCTGCGCCTTGTGCCGAAATAGTAGGAGCACTACCAGTAATTGCACCCACAACTTGAACATAGTTGACGGCATTTGCAACATTATTAACTTGTAATGATTGATTGTTATACACTCCGCCCAATGTAGTTTGACCGGTTACTGACATTGAACTAGCATTAACTATATTCGCCGTTAATATGTTAGTAGACTTATCGAATGTAAGATTACCGTTGCCGGCGGCTGCGCCAGCATCGTTGAATATAACTTGTGTATTTGAACCTGCCACTGGACCAGTTGATCCAGCAACACCTGTGCTACCTGTTAATCCACTAGCACCAGTCGCTCCATTAGTTCCAGAAATGCCCGAAGCGCCAGTTGCACCTGTTAATCCAGCTACACCTGTGGCACCAGTACTTCCCGTTAATCCTGTTAAACCAGTTGCTCCATTAGTACCGGCGACACCTGTGGCGCCAGTACTTCCTGTTAGACCAGTTGTTCCGATCAACCCACTAGCACCCGTTGCGCCTGTCGGTCCAGTTGCTCCACCGCTTCCGGTTACCCATGTTGGCACTGCGCCTGGGCCCGCTGATGTAAGAACTTGTCCTGCGGTTCCTGGTAAGTTATTTGGTAATAATGGACCAGTGAACTGGACGCCGCCCGTGCCTTTCGGAGTCAGCTTTAAGTTAATATTCGAATCACTACCATTTACAAAAATAGTTGGACCTGTTCCTGTTACTGCACCCGTTAAACCAAGATAATTGACTGCGGAAATGGTGTCTGTAATAAATGCTTGTTGACCGCCACCAGTTACATAGTAAAATGCACCCGTTCCTTTAGTTTGTAAAGTATATCCAATGTTAGTATCTGGTCCTCGCAAAACCCAATTCATCGTGTTGGTAGTCGGGTAAATGGCAATGTAATCGCCTAGACCTGTTCCTGAATGTCCAAGCCCCAATACTTGATAGCCATTTGGTTTAAAGTTCATTGCACCGTCAACACCTTTGGTGGTAAAATTCAAATCAATGTTGGTTTCTGGACCTGCTGCTGCAATAATTGGGCCTTGTCCAAACAAAGGTGATCCTTTGGCAAGACTTCCAGTAATTTGAACGTAATCAGTTGAAGCTGACAATGGTGCAACTTGCAAAGAACTATTAGCAGCCGTTGTTCCACCCAACGCAATAACACCTGTACCCTTACCACGAAGCAATAGATCGATGTTTGTGTCTGAGCCTCTGGCTGAAACTTCAGGTGCACCCGTGGTTGCTGCGCCTGTAATATTTACATAATTAACGGCTGATGCTGTATGAGTAATTATTGCTTGCGTAGCACTTCCACCGTTTGTGCCAAAAAAATGTAGTCCGGTAGTTTTTGTAAAATATCCAATGTTTACGCTTGCATCAGCGCCGGCTGAAGTGAAATTAACCGCATAGGTATTTGCAACCGTGCCTGAAAATGTAAAATAATTTACAGAATTTGCAACGGGCAAAACTTGCAATCCACTATTAGCAACCGTACTGCCACCCAACGCAACAACGCCGGTACCTTTGCCTGTTAAGACTAAACTTACGTTCGTATCAGTACCCGTCGCCGAAAGAACAGGTGCATTTCCCGTGGTGTTTGCTGATACACTCAAATAATTTACTGCTGTTCCGCCCTGTGGTGCAGTACCAATCAAAAATAAATTTTGTCCCGGTGTTGTTGGTGATCCGTATGCCGTAAAACTATGACTCACTCCTCCTGTAGCTGGCGTTGCATTATATTGAACTCCTGCAAAACCACCTGTTCCAGTAACGCCAATATAAGATAAAGTGTTGTAGTAACCTTGTGAAAATTGAAATGTATTTAGAGATCCACCTGTCGGAAGAATTGTTACATTTCCAGTACCTTTGGGTGATAATGCCAAGCTGATATTCGCATCACTACCCTGCACCGAAATGATCGGGGCTACACCGGTAGCTGCGCCAGTGAAATTTAAATAATTGACTGCGGAAGTTGTGTCACTTACTTGAGCCTGTAATCCGCTCCCAGTTTGCACTCTAAATGCGCCGGTGCCTTTTGTAATAAAATTAAATGAAATATTGGTACTGACTGCGCCCGCTGCTGTGTAATTTAAGAAACCAGTGGTATTGTAGTAATTTGTAAAGTCTGAACCTGACGCATTTATTGCAGTAAAAATTTGTTGCCCGTTACCGCCTAATATAACTCCGCCAGTACCTTTTGCGTTTAAAGCAAGTGCAATATTTGCATCGCTACCTTGCGCTGCTATAGCCGGGGCGTTATTAGCAATTGCTCCGTATATTTGGACATAATTAACAGACGATGCGGTAGTATTGACTTGTAATGATTGAGTTCCAGCAGCGGTGCCTCCTACGAGCGTAGTACCGTACAAATACGTGTTACTTGTTGATCCTGATACGTTTGAACCAATAGCAATGTTTGTAGTAGATCCTGACACACCTCCTGTGCCTACGTTAATTGTTTTTGTTGCGCCCGATATGGTTGCACCGTAAGCAAATTGCTGTGTGGATGCTGCCGTTGATGAACCTACGTTTATTGTTGCAGAAGAAAACGTTTTAATGCCACTAAGGGTTTGTGTTGATTGAGAATCTGTTAGAGTTGAAAAACCCGCCACGCCCGTTGGTAACGAAAATAAGTAAAACGAATTCGCAGGCAATGCACTCAACTGAAACTGCGCTTGCTTGGTCGGGTCGAGATTGTCTTGCAGCGTGAATACGTTGTCTTTCACTGTTATAGCAGTGTTAGCTATATTGCCGCCGACCAAATTAGCATTTCCACTAATGATATTTGCTGTGAATACGTTGGTAGTTTTATTAAATGTAAGATTACCATTGCCCGCCGCTGTGCCGGCATCATTGAATATAACTTGTGTGTTTGATCCGGCTACTGGACCAGTAGCTCCTATTAATCCGCTAGCACCAGTTGCACCGACTGGACCAGTAGCTCCAGTTAATCCAGTACCAACTAAGATTACAATCAATGGTAAATTATTTGCAAATCCAGTTCCACCTGTTCCACCATTAGCTAGAATAGTGACCGGAATCTGAATATAATTATTAGGGATTATCGTAGGAGTAGTAGTCACGTTCCATGATTGATAATTATTGGAATTTGACTGATCTTGTATGATTATCGTATCATTAGGTTTCAATAAAGCCAATATTTGATCTACGTCTACGTTGATAGCGGTCAAATGACTAATATTAATTTGAGTCGAAGTAATTTGATTATTTGCTGACCATATTACAAATCCAGCAAGTGGATCACCACTATTGATTGTAGTTTTTGCAATGTAGCTATAGTAACTAGCAGACCCGCCGGCAGGACCAGTCAATCCAGTACTACCAGTATACCCAGTAGTTCCTGTTAGACCACTGGCGCCAGTAGCTCCAGTGTAACCTGTTGTTCCAGTGTATCCTGTTGTTCCTGTTAATCCACTTGCACCTGTAGCACCGGTAGTTCCATCGTATCCGCTTGCGCCAGTAGTGCCTATTAACCCGCTAGCACCAGTGGCTCCGATTGGTCCCGTTGATCCAACAAATCCGCCTAAACCAGTTAATTGACTACCGTTACCGTAAACATAATTAGATACTAAATTATCACCCGTTATGTTCCCGGTTACTGAGATATTACCGACAATATTAGCGCCAGTTATATTACTTAGATTGCTACCATTACCAATAAAATAGTTAGCAGTTACTACATTAGCATTTATATCACCAGTTACTGAGATATTACCGACAATATTAGCGCCAGTTATGTTAGCAATGTTACTACCGTCACCTAATAGATAGTTGGCAGTTACTACGTCACCAGTTATGTTTCCAGTTACTGAAATATTACCAACAATATTGGCACCGGTTACATTGCCGATGTTACTACCATCACCATAAACGTAATTAGCAGTTACTATGTTAGCAATCACGTTACCAGTAACGCTCAATGATACTAGATCACCGACCGCAGTTAAACTAGATGATAATATGTTAGAAGAAAGTGTGTTTCCAGTTAGATTACCGGCATCAACCGCATAAGCAGTTCCGGCAATATTGGCATAATTAGCAGTAGCAACGTTACCACTTACGTTAGCTCCGTCTACGTTGTATGCATAATTAGCATATGCAACGTTTCCAATAACATTATTGGCATTGATATTACCTACATAATTACCGTCACCAAATAAAAAGTAACCAGTATTGACAGTAATGTTACCGTTGGCAGTAATTTCACCAACGCTATTTAAATTTCCAGTATAAGTCGGCAAATAGTTAGCAACTTCTGCGTTGCCATACGTAGGGGCAGTCTGTGCCCAAACTATATTGCCTAACCCGTCAGTCGTAAGAACATACCCATCAGAACCACCAGTAATTATAACGTTACCTACGTTACCCAAATTACTGACTCCGGAAACCGTCAGATTTCCCGTAGCACTCACTGAGTTTGCTGTTATATTTGAATTTGCATCAATTACGACATTTGAATTTTCTCCAGTCGAGAATCCACCTACACTGTTAAATTTTTTGATTGCCATAATTTAAATAATATATCCTTGTTTTTATAATAGATCAACAAACATTCTTACATGATAATAGTATTTATCGAAATTAAATCTTATCTATTTTGGTTAATAGTAGATCACCGCCACTACTCCATAGGAAATGATGTTGGTGGTATTAGGTGTCACCTGCAATAGTATCGCTCCTCCTTGAATAGTGGCAGTGAACTCTCCAATCAATGATCCAATTACGAGTGTGCCGTATTCACTATAATTGACAACTCCGTCATAATTGATGACCATTAATTTAGATATTTGACGACTAGCATTTGTAGTAGTATCAGTGGCAGTAACGTTAAAGTCAATATGAGTTACTCCTGCCGCTGGTATTACCATGATAGACACGATTGCACTGCTAGAAATTGGAACTATATTCCATTCAATAGTATTAACGATTGTAAGATTATTGCCAAGAGTGAAATTATTAGACCGAGTAGAAGTCAAACTGTTTAAATTTCCAGTATAGGTTGGTAAAAAGTTTGCTACGTTTGCATTACTATAGAATTGATCACCAAACGGAGCACCATTAGAGTAATAATAGTTATTAGTAAGTATGCCACCAACAATTGCATTACCAGTTACTGAAATAGAATTAGAAATGCTATTATATGTAAATCCAGCAGTACCATCGAACGATCCTGCATTGTTAAATTGAACTTGTGAATTAGTTCCACCTGGAAATCCATTACCACCACCGCCACCAGTTTGTACTGTCCAACTTAAATTACCAGCACCATCAGTTGCTAATATGTATCCGTTGACACCGCCAGTGATAACAACGTTTGCAACATTGCCCAAGTCTGCTTTTTCATAAATTACAACTTGATTAGCAGCAACTACGTTCGCAACACTCACGTTAGCAACGCTATTAGTAACTGCAATATTAGTTACACTAAGAGTATTGCTAGTGTCGTTGAAAGTAAAACTTTCAGACCCACTAAATGTTCCCACAATGTTGATATTAGTCCAACTAGTAGCAGTATTGCTTTTTAGAACAGAACCATCTAATCCAACTGCGTAAAAGTACGTATTTCCAAAATTAACATCATTAAGTGTACTAGATGTACCAGTAGGATAACTAGTCCAAGTAACACCACCACCATCTACGCTAGTTAAAGCAGTACCATTTGCACCTACCGTAACTGTTGTGCTGACGTTTGCTATGTTTGCAACTGCAATACCATTTAGCACAGCACTTGTTCCGCTAACTCTAGGTAGCCATGCAATTGTGTTTATACTATATAGAATAACACCAGCATCTCCAACAACAACGTATGCTACACCGTTAAAGGTAACACTGTTTAAAGCAGTAGCTACGCCACTGACTCTGGTAGTCCAGCTAGTACCGTTAAAGCTCGTGAGCAGCGTACCAGTCGATCCTACAGCTACGTATCCAGTGCTTAATGAGCTATATACAATACCATACAAATCATTAGCAGATCCACTAGTCTGTACTGTCCAACTAATGCCATCAACGCTAGTTATAATAGTTCCATTATGTCCACAAGCACAATATAGTGTGCTAATTCTGTCATAATACACGCTTCTTAAGTCTTCTAGTGTTCCACTGTATCTCGTAGTCCATGTAACTCCAGCGTTACTACTAGTAATAACCGTTCCGTAATTACCAACTGCTATGAAACCTGTTGGAGTTGTTTGAACACAGTAAATTGCTTGATTGGTCGGACTTGCTCTACTTGTCCAGTTTACTCCATCCAAGCTAGCATAGTATCTAGCAGGATTACCGAACGATACCCATGTTCCGTTGCTGTATCCAACACAATTTAAGCTATTAGTTGCTCTAAATTGAACTGCAGTATCAGGAGGACTTGATCCTATTGCGCTGAAAGAATATAATTGAGTGAAATTATTATTAATTTTCTCGAATGCAAGACGAAGTGGATCTCCCAATCCATCATTTGCCGAAGCGCCAATATTAATAATTTCTTGTGTCATTGTAGTGTCCAGTTATATCTTATATTTATCTCTGTTACTCCGAAAGATTTGACTGAAACACAAAAAACCCGCCGAAGCGGGTTTTTGTATTACATCAATTTTTACTAAGATGTGCTTATTGGAAACTGATATTTTGGACAGCTATCTCACCAACGTAGTCCGCTGCATTACCGAAAGATGATGCAGTGTTGGTTAATTCCACGTATCCATAACGTGTCATAAACGAAACGACTGGTTCGAAAGTACTTGGATCTAGAACAACACCACTGCTCATCAACGGAATGTATGGGCAATAGAAAGCTGCTGCGTCTGTTTCTGATGAACCTTTGTATCCAACTAGAACCGAAGTTCCGCTTGGAGCGTAAGAGTCAACGAAAACACGCATAGCTGAGTTCAAAGTACCAACTAATTTAGTGTTGGTAGGTGCTTCGAATGTGCCTTCTGTAGTACGAGCAAACGCACTAGTTGTAGCAGATTGAAGAACTGTCAACATTTCTGAACTAACAACAGTCCAGTTACCAGCACCACGACGTGTACGCTGAGCAATCAAGTTAGCAACACGG